GCTTCTTAACCATTATCTTAGTCCCTTGGCGCTACTATACGCTAGTTTCAGCGTAGGTTTTGCGTAGCCATTGAGTGATAGGTCCGTTATAGCCCAAACTAAAGCATCAAGACGGTCTGGTGAGCCTGTGGACCCTAGAGGTTCCCACTGTACCATCTGATCTTCTAATTCATTAAGACCCTTTACGTGTTTTACTTTTCCTTGTTCGTAAAGAGCAGAAACTGGTTCAGCCCGTGCCATCTTCCCTCTGGATGCATGTACGAGCTTAATGGGTAATGTCGGATCTTCTGTCTGTAAGGTATGACGAACCATGTCACCACCTTGGTTTCTTTCCGCCACAATTCTATCTGCTGAGTGAGTGTGGTAGAGTTCAGAGGCTTTTGCTGCCCATTGTTGCGGTGTGTATCTTGCAGTGTGGTCTTCTAAAGCGTATGCTATGCCGTTGACATCAATACCGGCCACTACAATACCAGTCATGTCACTTTCTGCATTGGATGTGATAGCTGGATCGATAGAAACAACCACCCTATTAAGAGATGGTAAATCATCCTTGTCTATTTCACACTTCGCAAGTTGTTGTCTATTCCATAATGCGCCAGATGCTTCATCAAGTATTTCTGCATATAGTTCTTGTCTACCTAACCTTGTTCCCTCATACGTCTTCTTTACTGCTTCTAAAAAGGTATCGGCTAGATTGGCTGCATTATCATAGGTACTCCCTTTGCTAATGATCGTCTTATCGTCTGCTAGTATAGTTCTAATTAGCTTGGTTGTCTTTGGTGTGGTGGTGACAAAGACTTGAGGTCTTTTGCCTAGACGTAAACCAAACTGTAACATATCCCATGTTGCTTGTGCGTTGTTCCAAGCACATAACTCATCAGTCCATGCGGAATAAGCTTGCGGCCCCCTTAGTCTTTCTGGGTCTTCCGCTGAGAAGAATACAGCCTTAGAGCCATTTTCCCATGTGAGAGTATTGTTGGTAGGTGACCACACAGGAAATCCAATGTCTTTTCCCCTATATGTCTTGTCACCCTTCCAACAGACATTGAGTAAGCCACTATCCCCCTCAACCATAACCCTGCGAACATCACCTTTAGTAGGTGCAACACAGTGGACAATCTTATCGCCCTTCTTGATCCTGTGTCTGACCCATTCGGCACCAGCACGGGTCTTACCCCAGCCACGACCAGCAAGTGCAACCCAAACATTCCATTTACCCTCTGGTTCTAATTGTTCAGGTCTAGCCCAGAAGTTCCAGTCATGCTGTAGCTCTTCCGTTTTCTTTGGGCCTAATTGTTGTAAAACTGATGCAACTTCAGAGTCGGGTAACTCTCTAAGAGTCTGTGCTGTTATCACTACTCTTTCCTAACAGGTTCATCAGAGCATCAATGGCACTTTCATCAGTGTCAGCGTCCTCTGTACCCTCTACCTCTACCTGTGTCTGTGTAGGTGACCAACCACCCTTACTCCGTAGGAATAGTTCAGCAGCTTTAAAGTCACCGTCTAACGCTTGCTGAATGACAACAGAGCCTACAGCCCCTACTATAGAGGCCTTCTCTTCTGCTATGTCTTCTCCATAGAGCTTGTAGAACGTAGCTGTGCTAGAGGGAGCATTCTGATACTTCTGTATTGATGACAGAATGTCCTTGACAGCTACTCCACTGCGAATACCTTCTCGCACTTTCTTAGCTATGACAGCACTATATGGTAATGACGGTAAGGGCATCTTATATTAAGCGAGGACAAATCAACGTCCCTCGTCTTCCTCTTATACATTATGTTGTGTGAAGGTTCGGACGGTTTTGTCCTCTGATTCGTATTGTGACACAAAGAAGACAATTTGTCAAGTAAAAAATGAATAGAATGACAAATAAGTTGTCTTTTCTCTATACTATAGTATAGTTCTATTGTTTTGGCAGGGTTATTTTTTTTTACCCTGCCTGTTCTATAGTATATACTATAGTATAAGGACAGAAGTGATTCGTGTCAATAGTTAATTTAGTAGGTGCGACAATTTGTACACTGTTTGTACTGTAGTTGTTCCGCATGTACAACTCTAACGTGTACTATACCTGATCGAACTAAAATTTTTATGTTGTCAATATGGGTGGTTAAGGGCCGATGGCAAAATGTCGGGCTATGATTCGAGGGGCCCCATGCACGAATGCATTGTAAACGCAAGGAAAAACGACCGGTCGGCGGGGCCTGTGGCAAGCCCTATGGTTCCCCTTTGTGATCACACTTGATCGATCAAACGAAAACTTGTGATCACAGAACCAAAGATAAGACCCTGACAAAACAAACAAAAACCAATTTGTCAGACAGGCCCAAAAGAGGCCCATACAATAGCCAAAAGCAAAAGAGGCTATCGACCCCTTTCGCCTTTGGTTTAGGTGCACTCAGCGGCCCGTTTTAGTGGGTCGCAAAGGCGATTGCTTTGGTGGTTTCATGCCAACATAAAGCACAAGAGGCACAAGACTCCGTTTTGCCCTCTTGTTCAGGGCAAGCGATTGCGTCCCCTTGATCAATCAAGCGATCCGTCAAGGGGTCATCAAGTGACAGGGCCGAGTCAGTGATCCAAGGCTGACCGGACCATCTCACCCTGAACCTGTCAGGGAAACGAGTCTTGATTGCGTCAATGGCCCGACCCATCACTGAGTCTTTACGTAGGGCCGTGAATCCAAACACATGCAAAGACCGGTATCGCAACAAATGCTGATACCATTGGTCAATGTATTGGATCGAGTAAAAGTCCCCTAGCACATGCAATCGAAGGGCAAAGGGTTTCCCCTTTCGATCAAGGGCCGATAGCTCAGAATTGATTTGCATCTCTAACGCTGGCCCCGCCTCATATCGGGTGGCGTAACGCATGTTATTTCCAAAGCAATCAATCCAATGGATGCAATATTCTGGACAAGTGGTGCGTTCTGCTAGTGTTAGGCTTTTGATCCGGTAACCCTTCCAAACCCCTTTTTTGATCACCTTGCCTAATTTTTTATTGGTCGAGTCTTTGAGAACCCTTTCATTTGGCCCCATATCCTCAACCCTTCGCACCTTGTAAGGGAATAAGGGACGGCCCTCTTGAGCCGCCTCTTTTGTCTTCAATCCGACCATTGGAAAAGCCCTTCTGTAAAATCAGGTTCAGCCGGTTTGACGGCTGCCGTCTGATTCAATGTTCGGTAGTGATCGAAGAGGGTTTTCATTTGGTCGGTTGCCTCTTCAAAATCCCCTGCCCCAAACCGGTCGACTCCGTCGATTAGAAGCCGTTCCAGCCGGTGAAGGGTTAGAACGTAGAGTCTAGCCTCTTGATCGATCAAGGGCCTATCCTGTAGCCCGTCCCCTTTGCAATCAGGACAAGCCACAAAAGGCCCTTCCGGATCATTAGCGGAAAGGGCTTGAGTCACTTCCCCAAGCCCTGAACAATTCCCGCAATCGGTGAATTTAGGAATCATTTATAGGCCTCTTTTCCGTTGCGGATTTTGTAAAGGGTCGCAATGCAAATCTCAAAAGCTTTGCACAATTGCTTATTTGTCAATTGCTTTGCGTTTCCTTCCCCTTTGGCCTTGCGTTCTAGAATGCTTTTGAGCAGTTCCAGCCGCTTGCCCTTAAGCTTTGCTGGTTTCCCTCTTTTGGTAAACTGACTCAAGGCCTTTGGTGTTTCATGTCGTTTGGTGAAAGCCCCTTTGGAACCGGCTAGCTCTTCTAGATTGCTTAAAAACTTATAAAGCTCAGAATAGGCCTGTTGTTTTGGTTTACCGTCATAAAACCAATAAAAATCAGCTGATTTGCAAGCTTCGAGATATCGGGAAACGATCATCGCTTGAGTAAAAAGCGCATCAGATTTTTCTTTGCCTGTCAATTCTGTGATCGACTCATGTTTGTCCATAGACTCGCAAAAGCGCACATGCGCAGTAAGTAAAGTTTTAAGTGTCGTTTTCGTTAAATAAGGCATTTTTGACTCCATTGTTAAATTGCCAATTGGTGCGGATTTACACCTAAAAACGGCCCCGTTGTTTGGGGCCGCTTTCCATCATAAATCCGGTTCTTGTCTCACTTCGACCAAATAGACCGGTGGGCGTCGATTTGCCTTTTCATGGTCGTTTAGGGTCGAGCAAGATTTAAACGCACTAGCCAAGCTTCTGTGCGCTTCCAAGGCCGTATTGTTCTTTTTATTAATGACAAAATACGGCCCCGAAAATCGGTGATTTGTTTCCCCCATATCAAGCGGCCAAAGCTTGAAAGGCAGGGGACGCAATAACCTGATTGACCCGATTAGATCTTGCGTTCAGGGTTTCGGCGATATTGTCTTTTTTGGCTGAACCCTTGACCGTGAAACGTTCACTTGAATGTGAAGACCAAAACGTCAAGCTTGAAGACAAGGCCCAAAGCGACCGGCCCCGTTGCGCCGCTTCCGTCTCGAATTGTTCCATCAAGCCCTTGGTCAATCGAAGGGAAAGCCCCGCCTCTTTTAAGCATGTTTCGGCCTGTTCTGGTGTGATCGATCGACCGGCCCATGCTTGCCAAATCTCAATGCGTTTTTTGTAATTTGTGGCTTGCTGCTCAATAAAATTAGCAAACCGGCCAGCGTCGATCTTTGCGGTGTGTCTCTGCTTTGATGTGTCAAAAAAGCCGGTCGTTAAACTGTTCAAGCACGATACGTCCCTGACTTCAGCCTTGAATATTGCAGGGGTCGATCCGTCAAAACTATTGATCAC